GCCGACGGTGCGGTCATCTCCTTTAACCAGAAACCGCCCGCACCTGATCCGCCGTCCGTCGCCCCGACGAACTTCGCAATGACGCGCTTTAATCCGGTGTCCGCCGCCGTAACCGCATCGCTACTACTTGACGACCACGAGAACTGAAGACTATTAACGACCTTCCACCCTTCGCCGGCGCCAAAGAAGCCGCCGTACCTTACACCGCCGTAATAGAAATTGATGCTGCTGTTCGTGCCGTCGAACTGAATGCCCTGTTGTAGATATTCGCTGCCACCCGCTCCTTGGTCTGCCGGAAGGCACGAGCATTGCTGGAGGCACGAGTCTTGCTGACTTCCAGATACAAGTTGTCCTGAATCTCTTCGTGCGTGACGATGTAGCCCAGAGCATAAGCCAGGTGAACAAAGCGGGAAATCGGACCCTGAACTTCAGAGTCGTAGACAGCATCCGCGCCCTGGGCCTTCACCGGCGCAAGACCGAAGCCCGTGATCTGGACGAACTCCTCATACGCCTTGTCCGAGGTTTCGATGTCAAACAGATCAGTGTACTCCGTCTGATGATCGTCGTAAGTACGACCCCAAATTCCCTTCACCCCAGGCCACAGAAACCTGGGATGATTGGAAGTCATGATTGGACCAGCCATTTTTGAATCTCCTTGAGTAGGTTGTTAGTGGGTTAGACACCAGCCGTGTTGCCGGCCAGCTCATGCTGGTTGATCATGACGAAGATGCGAGCGTATGTGCCCGGCGAGGTCAGATCATTATCCGGGCGGAACGGCGCGCCGAGGATCTTGAGCGGCAGGGCCTGCGTGGTATCAGCCTGAGAACCCTGAGCATACGAGGCGGAGTTGAACGTCGGCACCGAAGGATCATTGGCCACGAACAGCGGACAGTTCTTGTTGAAAGCTGTGCTGGCGATCGAATCGGCTTGGATCTCGTACACTTGTCCCGGATCGTCCGTAACCCACACGAAGTAGTTTTGCGTCTTCGTTGCGGGAATACTGACGATGCCGAGGGCATTGGGGTCAGCGGCCAGGGGAACGGCCATGCCGGCGGTGCCTGCAGCAGTACCGATACCAATGATAGCTCCACGCAGACTTCCTGTAGTCATCGCAGCATTGCGAGTGCCGGCCAGAGTAACCGCCGGAGCACCTGTAAGAGTATCCCCACCAGCCACAGAAACAACCGCGTCCCCGATACGATAGGCATTCGTATCAGTCGAGGGGATGTAGTACAAGTTCGCCGAGCCATCCCAGCCTGCGGCGGTATTGGTCCTGACGGGCTTCAGCCCGATCGGAGTATTTGCATTTGCCATTTAGTGGCTCCTTTAAAAAGTTTGAGAGTTCATTTTGCCGTAGCGATTTTCGTTGCCACGTTCTTCTATCTTGCCGCGCCGGATGGCTTCGTCGAACTGGTCTACTGTTTTCTGATGTAGCTTTTGGTCTTCCTCGTAAAACTCCAGCTCGATTTTCATCAAATAGGCGTACATGGCCGATCCATCTTCATTGCGCCCGGCCAGAACTTTGTACTGGGTCTCGGCGCCAGACAAGCCGATTTCGGAAGGAGCTACAAAGGTATAGCCGCCGAGTTGGGCTTGCTGCAAGCGACCTGGCGAGTCATTGATGAAGTGAAGATGGTATCCAGGGATTTGCAGGGGGACACTCAACCGGGACTGCGGCACCCCAAAGGGAATGCGCTCCGGGCGACGGACCCGCTCTGCTTCATTGCGAACTTGCTCAGTCGGCTTTTGGACCGTTGGTCTAACTGTTTCCATCATGCTACTCCGAAATAGTCTTTTACGTAATCTTCTTTGGACTTCACAAGCCCCAGGCGAACGAACTTGTCGCAAGCTTCCCTGGCTTCAGCAGGGAGGTCGGCGTAGGACTTGCGGCCAGACGGAGCTGCCGAGCCTCGACCACCAGTGAGAACCTGCTGCGGGCGAGACCGAGCCTGACCGAAGAGTTCAGGAAAATCAGCCTGCACCCGCCGAGTGACTTCATCCAGAAAAGGCCGACCGACCAGCTCAGGCTGCTCAGCGCGAAGGATTTCGCTGTACCCATTCGCCAGCCCCCTCCGTTTGGGGTCCTTCTGAAACCAGTCGTTTTCCCCAAGCCAGTCTACCCACACAGGGTCCTGGGCGAGATTGGGGGCAGGCTGCGTGGGACGTCTCGGCGTAGGTGGTGGGCCAAGGGCTTCCAGCTGCTCCTCAAGCTGCACCACAGTCTCCCCGTCGTTTTCCCGAAGAGCCTGTTTGCGAGCTGCCCGAAGGTCTCTCACGGCGCGTTCGTATTCGGCCTTGACTGTTTTCTCGTGATGAGCAGAGAATTCCTGGATGGCCTGTTTCATCTCTGCAAGGGAGGCATCCCGCCGAGCCAGCTCACTGCGAAGCTTGTCCAAGTCCTTCCGAAGAAAGCCATTGATGCGCTTGCCTTCCTCCAGAAATTCTTCCGCCGTCTTCCAGCGCTCTTCCGGGCCTGTGTATTCCTCGCGAGGCCGCCAGCCGATCAGCCGGGCTTCAGCTTCTGCAGGATCTGAAGCGTCGGGCGTGTTGGGGGTTTCAAGATCAGACATTGTCCCCTCCTGTATAGATTGCCTTCACATCCAGATCGTTGATGAGCCGGTACACTTCCCCGTCAGCCCCTACCCGCTCCGTACCAGCGTAACGGGCGAAGATAACCTGATCCCCTACAGCACACCATGGCTGGGCCTGATCGGAGTAGGCGGTAGGGCCTAGGGCGATGACCGTTGCCTCGGTCTGGC